CTTTATAACGATTAAAACTGAGCAAGGGTACAAACCCCTTCACCGATTAACTTGGGAGCAACACAACGGCAAAATCCCACCATTCAAATACATAGTGTTCAAGGATGGCAACAAAGCGAATTGCGACATAAGCAACTTGGAAATGGTGGACAAAATACACTTCATGAAGGAACACCACCCAATGAAGTATCCCAAGGATATCAAAGATGCAATCAATATCAAACGAGAAATAACAAAATACATAAAAAAACATGGCAAGAAACAAGATTAACGATGTGCGTGACCACCTATTTGAAGTGTTGGAACGATTAAAGGATGGTGACATCGACATTGAAACGGCAAAAACAATGGCGGATGTAAGCCAAGTAATTATCAATTCAGCAAAAATTGAAGTGGATTTTATCCGCATCACTGGGGCAAATCAAAACACGGGCTTCATCAAACTAACCGAAGGGGGTGAAAAATGAGCCATTATCAAGAGGTGCATAACCTTAAACAAGAAATTAGGCGGATTCGGTTGCAGATGATTGAACAGAAATCGGACTATGATAATTTAGTCCGTGCGTTGAAGCGTGAAATTGTCCAACCCAAAACCGACATAAATTTAGAGCCAACCCCATGGCGTGAAGTGTTACGGGCAATCTGTGAGGTTTACGACCTTACGCCCGACACGGTGATAACAAGGTCAAGAAAGCGAAGGCCATTGTATGCCCGTCATATGTTCAACCACATTTGCAGAAAGCGGTTGGAAATGACCTTTGAAGAAATTGGGCTAATCTGTGGGCGGGATCACTCCACCATCATTTCATCAGTGCGTGAATTTGGGGATATTTTACAGACGGATAAGGAAGTCCAAAGATACCATGCAAGGGTTCATACCATCCTTCACGAAAGATTCCCGTAAACATTCGGGAATTTCTTCGTTTTATTGATATATGATTGAAAACAAAAAGATAATTGTACCTACCGAACTGCGTGATGTAAAGTTGCATCAAATGATAACATACAACGGGCTTAAACCCGAAATGGATGATGTATCAAGGCAGTTGGAAGCGGTGGCAATCTTTTGTGACTTGACCATGTCGGAGGTTAAGAATATGCCATTTGATACTTTGAAGTATTGCGTGGGAAAAATCACAACCATGTTGGAATCTAAACCAACATTCACACCCAGGTTCGAGTACAAAGGCATTGAATACGGATTCATTCCAAACTTTGACGAACTCACAACGGGTGAATTCATTGACATCGAAAATTACTGCAAAGAACCAAACGACCTTTGGAAAGTGTTGTCGGTTTTGTATCGCCCCATTACCAAAAAAGGACAGAATGGAAGGTATGAAATCATGGCTTACAATGCCGACCTAAACACGGCATTTAAGGAGATAGACGCGAACACTGCATTTGGTGCGATGCTTTTTTTTTGGAGTTTAGGAATCGACTTATTGAATTCTTTCCAGAAGTATTTGCGGATGGTGAGGAGGGGGGAAGTGGCGATGAAATACGCCTTACCAAAAAATGGGGATGGTTTGGAATGGTCTACCGACTTGCTAACCGAAATTTCCTCAACCTTGACAATGTGTATACAAAGCCCATTCAAACCGCTCTCATGTGGACCGCTTACGAAAGTGACATTGCGAAGATGGAACAAAAAGCAATTAGAAAAAAATGAACAATAATCACATAGGCACGGCATTTGAGTTGATGAAGGATATTGCAACCGAAGAAGGTTGGAACTATTCCCATGGTACATTGACCGAACTTGATTTCAAGGCGTTTTTGGTATTCCCATTGATGCATTGTTCGATTCAATCCGTGGCATTGACAGACCAAGTGGCAACCATTCAAATGAATGTAATGGTGGCGGATCGTGTGAACTTTCTAAAAACGGAAAACGAACAAGAAAACCTTATCACCGAGTATTCGGAATATGGATACACCGAGAATCAAAACTACGGACACATCCTTCAAGATTTGTATGTGCGGTTTTCAAAAGGTTTGTGGCGTACTGAACAGAATTACTACAACCAAGTGCAATACATTCGCCCGATTACTTTTCAACCATTTGTGGAAACAATGGACACGGTATTAGGTGGTTATCAAATCACGGTTGGAATTGAACTGATTAACCCTTGGGTGACTGATGGCGATTGCGTTTAAGAATAGCGAAGCCGTTGTTGCGGAGTATTCCAATAAATGGGCAGTTGCTGCCCGTATGATGTTGGAGGTAAAAAGACCGCGCACATCCATCCGTGCCAAATGGAAAAAGGTTGGTGAAGGTTGGACACCCATTTCAGTTACCAAAAAGACATTCCGTGGGAACTATGTGGCAAGTGGGCAATTGGTGAACTCTATTCAACCCAATCCAAACGGAATGACATTGGGTATCACCATGAACAAAACGGGTGACTATGTGCAAAATGGTAGAAAGCCAGGTAAAGGCATACCACTTGATTCAATGCGTAATTGGACAAAGATGAAACGCATTCAACCCCGTGATTTGTCAACTGGTAGATTCAAATCCAAAGCAACTGCGGAATCAATGCGGTTCATGATGAATAGAAAGATAAAGCACTTTGGTATTGAACCGTTTCCGTTTGTGACAATGGCACGCACAGAGATACTACCATCATTCAACAAGGCGTTGACAAAAGCAATGGCACAAGATATTAAAAACAGATTTAAGCGATGATTTTCAACCAACAACCCGAATCAATAGTGGGATGTAATTCCCCAATCATGTATCAATTTTACGATGCACTTTATACATCAGACAAATTCTATTATCAATGTGATGTGTATGTTTGGAGTGGCACGGCAACAATTCCCGCATCGCCTAATTGGACTATCAACAGAAAGCCAGACCAATACGGAAGTGGGCGTGGATGGATTGATATCCACAAATTGGTGCAACAAGAAGTAACCCGTGATTTTTTAATCAATGGAACTTACAAGCCAAATATCGGAAGCGGTGCAAAGCGATTTGCCGTAAAGGTACGGGGTGCATACTATGTTGGAACGACACTAACATTCACAAGTTATGTTACAAGCAATGTTGGTTTGGCATCTGCGGGGTATGCTTACACTGCGGAAGGATTCAACCAAGGTTATCCAACCAAATATGTGTTCACAGACAAATCAAAGGTTACATTGACAACGGCAACACCAAGTGCGTATCTGTGGTACGATGCAAGTGTAATTACATCCATTGTGTGTGGAAGTGCAACCATTACCCCAAACACGGTGACGGGTTCGGATCAACTTATCCAAGGTATTGAATTAAAGCAACTAATCACCGCGGGTGGCACATGGGGTGCGGACATCAATATCACTTTTGTAAAGGCGGGTGATGATATTGTGATTCCCGTGGATTTTGTGTGCGAGAATAAGTACGGACAACAAGATGTTTTATTCCTAAATAAATACGGGGTTTACGATTCGTTTCTTTTCAATGGTGTTTACAAATCGACCTTTGCAGTGACCAAAGAAAAATACGAACAACCCATTTTCAAACAGACGGACATGGCCGAAGCATGGACATACGGGGTGGGAATTACAACACCATATTTAACCAATTCAGTTGAAACCATGACAGTGAACACGGATTGGATAAGTGAAAACGATGTTGAGGTGGTTGAACAAATGTTTTATTCCACAAACATTTTGATGTTGGATGGTAGCGAAGTATTGTCCGCACGGGTAATGGATACCACATTTGAACGCAAAACAAGGGTGAACGAAAAGTTGATTTTGTACACAATCCAATTGGAGTACAACCAACCGAAGATTAATAAAATGGTACGATGATAAGGTTCAGTTTACAAATTGACGGCACACCCGTTGACCTATTCAACGATGAATCCATTCCGCTTACAAGGCAGTTAAAGGACTTAATGAACCTTTCCACAGTGTGGACAGATTACACCAAGGATTTCCAAATCCCCGCATCAGAAACAAACAACGCCATATTTGCCAACTGGTTTGATGAAAACATGGTCATAACTGGATGGAATCCTAATTTGGGAAAGGATGGCACAATCTTCATCCATGGTTTGCCCGTGTTTGAAGGTAGGGTTGAATTGATTGGGTGCAAGTTCAAAGACGGATTGCCACAACTTTACAACATCATTTTTTATGGCACTACCAAAAAGATATTGGATGCGTGGGGTGAAACCTTAATGAACGAAGTGGATTGGAGTGATTACGACCATGTGGCGAGTTATGCCAACATTCTTTCTTCGTGGGATCAAACTTTGGTAGGTGGTGATGTACTTTGGACAATCGCCGATTACAACCAAGGGTTTAGATATTCCAAAATGACGGGGATAAATGGCAACATTCGTGACCCAAGGGGCGTTGAAATAGACGATTTAAGGCCATCAATTAGGTTGCGTGATATGTTGACCACAGTGTTCAGCCAAATCAACCTTACATTGAGTGGTTCGTTTTTGTCAAGAACGGAAATGGATGATTTGTATGTGTTGCCAATGCAAACCGCAGGTCCTTTGTACGACCCAGAATATGTATTGCCAGGGACATTTGAAGCAAGTATCAGCCCGTTCACATACACAAAAAAGACATTTGGTTCACTTAACTATGTAAAAATCATATTTCCCGCAACAATTGCCAACCCATCGGGCAACTATAATTCAGCAACGGGGATTTACACCGCCAATCGTGCGGGGAATTACACATTCCGTGTGGGTGTTGATGTGAACTTTATTTCGGTACTGAACACCATGATAAACTTTGGTTGGATGGTGAATGGCCGAGTGGTTCAAGTGGACGCATTTCAAAACAACACCATCGGTGCAACGCCCGTATTTTTGAACATCGCTTTGAAAACGGGTGATGAAGTATCGTTTGGTTATTCCACATTCTCGGATGTGACTTGCCCATCCATCATTTATTTCAGTTGCACAAAAGCCCCACAAGGCATTAAGGGCAACACGATAGACATGGGGGACACAATGCCACAAAAACCCATCAAGGACTTTGTGAATGGTGTTTTGCAAGGTTTTAACTGCATATTAGTACCCACGGGGGAAACTACAATTGAAATTCACAACCTTCAAGATTGGTTAGCACTTGGAACAACACGAAATTGGACACGATTTGTGGATGTGAAGGATATTCAACACGATAAAATCCCAATCCCACGCCACATTTCATTCACGCATCAGGAATCAACTTGTTTGGCAAATGCTTACTACAAGCAAATCAACCAACGCGAATTTGGTAGTTCCAAATTTATACCCGTAATTGATTACCCAACGGATGAATTCAATGTTGAAACGCCATTCCATGTTATCGCACCACAAGCGATGAATGAGGTAAACGCCAACGGCCAATTTGTACGCAAAACGGAATTGAACATTCCCGTGTTTATGGACCAAGATTCCAAGCCAGTGCAACAAGATTACACCTTGTTTTACTATGGGGGTAAACAATCAATTTCCGATCCGTACTATTTTGATAACACCATCCAATATGTGTTGCCATTGATGACACCATATTCGGCTTATCCAACTTTATCCACAAGTTATTCAAACGCCTTTGGATTAGAATTGTCATTGCGTGGTGATGCGCCCGTAAACACAATGTACATGATGTATTGGAATCAATACCTATCAAGAATGTATTCAACGCAATCAAGGGTGGTTAAAATGACTGCAATACTTCCCGTGGGGGAATGGTTGAACCTTGAATTGAACGATACAATCGCCATTTCATCAAATTACTACAAAGTGCAATCAATTCAATACGATATGTTGACCGAACAAGCCAACTTGGAATTGATTACCTATCCCGATGTGAATATCATGAGGTTCACAACCACTGGTCAAAAGCCCGATTTCACCAACCCAACGGCAACACCATTTGGTCAAACTTATTTGAAGGACTATTCGGTTGCAAAAGGTATTATGAATTCGTATCGTTTCAACGGCCAAGATTATTTGGACACCAACCAAGATACGGACTATAACAAAAACAATGTGTTTAGTTTGGTTCAGCAAGTGGACAATATGCAAGCCATTTTGCAATTCAACCAAGTTACCATGTATCGCGATTCCGCAATTTCAAGAACGACAGATTCGACTACATGGGATCCGATTCCAATGGAAAGTGAAGCGTCAATTGGTTATGTGGACAACATCACATCCAATATGTCTTTGGCAAAGTATGTTTGCACAGAAGGTGGCCAATATAAATTCACGGCGATGTGTGCATTTGGGCAAAGTGGAAACAAACAAATTGAGTTTGAAATACAAATTAATGGTGTTGACACAAGCGCATACGGATTAACGGATTCCAACCACCATAGCGTGAACATGGAAACCATTTTGGATTTAGCCCCTACGGATGAAGTGACATTTGTTTGGAAGGTCGTAACGGGTGGAAGCCATACAATCGTAATTCAAAAAGCAAACTTTTTAGTATTGAAAAAATGATAACACAGATAATTCAATTATTACAATCACAAGAATGGTACGGGGTATCCGATACGGTGGAAATCGCCAAAGGAAAGAACCAATACAACCAAACATTAACCCAAGTTGCAAAACAATACAAAAGAAAAATTAAGTCATGGCGGAAGAATTAGATTACAAAGTAAAGGTGGACACCACCGAGGTTGACCAAGCGGGATCCTCGTTTAGCAAGTTTGCAAGTAGTGCCAAACAAGCCGCATCGGGTTTGACATCCAAGTTATCCGACATGGGTGATAAGTTTGGTGAATTGCCAGGTTCATTGGGTCGAACTGCATCCGCATTTACGGGATTAGGTAAATCAATGATGATATTGGTGGCCAACCCACTTGGGGCGATATTGGCTGCGCTTGTGGGTATCTTTGCGGGGCTTCGTGCTGCGCTAACAAAGAGTGAACAAGGGATGGATGCCCTTGCCCGTGTTACATCCATTTTTGGGGCTATATTGAACCCAATTATCCAAGCCGTTTCGGGGTTTGCCACATTGCTTGTTGATGGTTTGGCAAATGGTTTGGAATTGGTTGCCAGTTTGTTTGGTTCGGCGGCATCGGAAGGAAGTAAACTTGCTTCAATGCAAGATGAATTAGAGGATAGAGAATTGGCATTGAATGAAGCCCGTGCAAAGGGGAATAAGGAATTGGCACAAGCCCGTGAATTGTTATCGGATTCAAACGCATCATTGGCCGACAGACAAAAGGCATTGGAACAAGTGCGCAAAAGTGAAACCGATTTGGCATCCAAGGAATTGAAGTTTGCACAAGATAGGTTAGACGCTGCCAAACTTGACCAAAAATTAAACGGAAAAACCGAGGAATCCAAAAAGGCAATTAGTGATGCCACGGTTGCAATGCAGAATGCAGAAACGGAATTGGCATCAAAACGAAGGTTGTTCAATCGTGAAGCCAAAAAACTTGACAAAGAAGAAGAAGAACGCAAAAACGAAATGGCAAAAGCGGAGATAGAAAGACAAAAGGAATTAGATGCCAAGCGAAAAGAATGGGGTGACGCAAGGCGTGAGGCATCAGACAAAATCCGTGAAGCCGATAGAAATAACATATTGAATTCAATCAAGGATGAAGAAGAAAGGGCAAAGAAACAAGCGGAGTTTGATTTGGATAACGCCAAACGGGAAATAAATCGTGGCAAATTTACGGCAAAGGAAAAAGCAAGGTTAACACAAGAAGCGGAAGAAGCCAACCAAATCAAGTTAACCGAGATTTCGGAAAACGCTGAAAAGAAAAGGTTGGATGATAAGAAAAAGGCGGCGGAAGAATTAAAGGCATTCATGGAAAAATCCGCCGAGGATGAAGCCAAGTTCATTGATGACCAATATGCCAAAGAACAATTGAGGTTGTCACAAACCTTAACGAACGAAAAAGACCTTCAAGATGCGTTAACCAAATTGGAATTGGAAAGGTTACAAAATCAAATCCAAGCCCGAAAGGATGCGGGTCAATCCACAACCGAATTAGAACAACAATTGGCAAACAAGCGTATCGACATTGCCAAAGATGAAGAAGCCAAAAAGAAGGATTTGGCACAAAAGGAATTCGATGCAAAGATGGCAATCATGGACGCCACATCAAACGCACTTTCAGCATTGGGAAATGCAGTTGGTGAAGAAACGGCCACGGCTAAAACTTTGGCGGTTGCGGGTGCAATCATCGACACCTATGCGGGTGCAACCAAAGCATTGGCAGCGGGGGCGGGAACTCCCGTTGGTTATATCAATGCAGCGGCCATCATCGCAGCGGGTTTTGCGAATGTTCGTAAAATGACATCAACGCCCGTGCCAGGTGCAACGGACACATCATCATCCGCACCAAGCGGACCAAGCGTATCAATCGTGGGTGGTTCGGCCGATCCATCAGCACAGATTGCAAGGTCATTGGCACAACAAAACCAAAAGCCAATTAAGGCGTATGCAGTGGCAACGGACATGAGTACACAACAAGCCCTTGACCGAAGAATCCAACAAAACGCAACATTCCCAGGATAAATCGTTATATAGAATATGAAAACATCATTTGAAAAATTCATGGCATCAAGTGCCGTTCAATCAGTAGAATTAGGCGCAGTTAAAGTTGACTTGGCTATGGATGTGAATGCAATCATGAAGGCCGCAGACCAATTTATTTTTGAAGATATGAAAGTACAATCAAAGGCAATTTCTGCATTGAATGATGCACAAAAGGCGTTGAAAAGTGCGAATCAAGACCCAAAACCATTGTTGGCTGAATTTGAAAATGCGTTGAAGCAAATGGCAACATTGGGAGTTGAACCACCAAGAGCGTTTGCCAATAGTTACGCATCATTCAAAAAAGATACAAGCAAGGAAGCCAAAATCAAATCACAAGTATTGGCGAAATTGTTTGAAATCGACAAAATCTTCGGTGGTAGCGGAATATGAGAATCGTTGAACTTATATTGGATGAACAACAAATGGCAAGTGGCATTGATGCGATAAGCATCGTGGAAGCCCCCGCCATTGAATCCAATTTTGTTGCGTTAAAATCTCATGAAGTAAAGTTTGCCAAGGTAGATGCGGAAAAACGCATCTTAATGGGTCCTATTCTTATTCCAGACAAACCCATATACCGCAAACAAATTGTGGATGGGGCAATGGATGAATTTTACATCTATTTTTCCAAGGACACCGTACGCAAAGCATCACAAATGTTCTTGATGAAGGGTAATCAAGGCAACGCCACTATTGAACACGAATTGGCGGTTCAAGGTGTTTGCATGGTTGAAACTTGGATTAAGGAGGACATGGAAAAGGACAAATCCGCCATCTACGGGATGAACGATCCGATTGGTACATGGATGGGTTGTTTGAAAATTACCAACGATGATGTGTGGAATGATGCCAAGGATGGCAAGTTCAAAGGATTCAGCATTGAAGGTTATTTCGCAGACAAAATGAAGATGAGTAAACAACCATCATTACTTGATGAAGTGGTGGCACTTTTAACAGAATATAAAAAATCAAAATAATATGCAACTTAAAGGGTACAGAATTGAATTAATTGATGTTAAGGCAATTGAAAAATTACTTAAACAATCACTTGCAATGGGTGATTCAGTAAGTAAAGGCGTTCAGCGAATCGCTGGTGATATTCAGCCAATGGCAAGCCAAATCAAAACCGCGGTTAAAGATTTGGAAAAGATACAAAGCCAATCAAGAACCGCCATGGTTCAGGCAGAAAGAGCCAAGCAAAAAGGTCAAGCCGATTTAATGCGTAAAATATACGATAAGGCAACCAATGGGATTGCCCAATATAGCAAGTTGGCAAAATCGTTGAACAGTTTTAGTAAAATACTGTAAAAATCTAACAATCTAAAAAAATAAAGTTTTATGAGTATGAACGCAGAAACAATCTTGGACCGCATCATGGTAAAATTGGGTATCAATGAACCCGTTGCCGTGGAATTGGAACAAGTAAAAACCGAAGATGGTCAAGCCATTTTTGAAGCGGATGCCTTTGAAGTAGGCCAGGCAATTTTTATCGTAACCGAAGATGGTAAAATCCCCGCACCCGCAGGTGAATTCGCCATGGAAGATGGTAACATCGTTGAGGTTGATGAAAACGGTGTAATCGTTGAAATCGCTAAAAAAGAAGCCGAAGTTGAGGAAGAAGAAATCGTTGAGGAAGTTGAAGCCCAAGACGATATCATGAAAGAAGAAATCAAGGAAGAAATGGGAATGAAACCAAAGAAAACCGTGAAATCTAAAACCGAAATGGAAGAATCTTATTTCAGCGCACAAATCAAAGAACTTGAAGCCAAGTTTGAAGCCCGTTTGTCAGCATTGGAAATGGAAAAAACTGCATTGAGTGCGGTTAACCAAGAATTGGAAGAAAGATTGGCGACTGAACCCGCCCCACACACTCCATTCAACCCCGAAGCAACAACCACAAGCAAAATGAATTTTCACATTTCAAGTAAGCGTGAAAAGACAATTAAAGACCGAGTATTTGACCAACTTTTTAACTAAACTACACAAATGAAAAATAATCTTATCAAAACCCATTTGAGTGGTCCAACTGTATCGCCAAACACCTACGCGGGTTTATTCGGCAACAAATACATTGCGGCTGCTCTGTTGTCAGGCGAAACCTTGGCAAAAGAACTTATCACATTGCACCCCAATGTGGCTTTCAAAGAAGTTATCCGTAACTACCAAGATTCAATCACCATTGCCGATGCAACTTGTGATTTTACTGATTCTTCATCAGTAACTTTGGGTGAATATGTGTTGACTACCATCGAAAAGCAAGTGAACTTACAACTTTGTAAGAACCAATTGCGTACAACTTGGGAAGCAGCACAAGCGGGTTTCAGTGCATTTGAAAAATTGCCTGCAACTTTCGAAGAATTCATGTTGGCACAAACTGCTGCCGAAGTAGCACAAGCAAATGAATTGGGTATCTGGAAATCAAATTTGTGGTATGATTCCGCATTGGTTCCTGGTCAAGATGGTATGGTTGGTTATTTGATTGACAACTCTGCAATCGTTCGTCCTTTCAGTGGTGCAACTACTGGTTCAAATGTTGTTGCTCGTTTGCAAGAAGCATTGGATTACTCACCCGCTGCATTGTATGGCAAAGAAGGATACCAATACTATGTTGGTCCATCTACCATGAAGGCATACCAAGCCGCTTTGTCAGCAGGTAACTACAACTTCCAATTCTATGTAGGTGAAAAGCCAATGAACTTCCAAGGTATTCCCGTTACCATGTGTCCTGGTCTTAACGATTACGACTGTGTATTGGGTATGAAGTCAGATTTGCACTTTGGAACTGGTTTGTTGAGCGATTACAACGAAGTGAAGGTTATCGACATGAGCGATATCGATGGTTCACAGAATGTGCGTGTAATCATGCGTTTCACTGGTGGTATCATCGCTACCAACCCAACTCAACAAGTTGTAATTAATGTAACCTAATAATATAGGAACAATATAAACACGGGGTGGGCGTAAACACCCGCCCCTTTTTTTTAACAACAAAATAGAAAAAATATGCCAACTTGTGGAACATTAGCCAATAGATACGAACCATGTAAGCAGTTTGTCGGTGGTTTGAAGGGTGCTTTCTTTATCCCTTTTGAATTCGCCAACAGAGTGACTAAAAGCGGTACGGGATTGGTAACATTGATTGATAACGGAACAACCACAACCCCAATTACTGCAAATTTTTGGGAATTGAAAGGTTTGTCAACCATTGAAACAACTGTAATCGCATCACGCGATAACGGAACAACCGCCTACGAAACTTTGTTTACTTTGTCTTTCAAGCCAAGCGGTAAAACCCCAGTAACGGGCGATGCCGATATGGACACTTTGAAAACATTGTCACAAGGTAGATGGCAAATCATCGTGTGGGATAGAAACGACCAATTTTGGTTGATTGGTGAAACTTTGGGTTGTGATGCCAATGGCGGATCATCTTCATGGGGTGTACAAATGGGTGATGCCCGTTTGAATACTTTGACTTTGATGTCAAGTGAACCAAACCCACCTGCCCCCGTTGATGCCGATAATTACGCAGAATTGACCCCTGCGATTATCACTGTTGCGGCTTAATTTGATTTCAGTTTATAGTTTGATGACCCTCACCAAATCGGTGGGGGTTTTCTTTTGTAACAAAAAGTTAGAATTGCGTTTTATAGGTATGCACATCAATAACACATCCACATCAGTTACATTCACATCGTTCGTGGATTTTGAAGGTGTGTCAACGGCAACCATTGAGGTATGGCATAAACCCACAAAAACGATGGTTTCCACCACGACTGCGTGTGTGAAGTCATATTCCTTCATCACAATGAATTTACCCGCTTTAACGCCAATTAACGCAGTGGCAAAGAACACGGATGAATTATTGTTTCGTGTGTACAATGGGAATGTGTTGATTTGGGAGGTTTTGGGATATTGGATTACGGGAACAACAAACATTTACAACACTTGGAAGCAGTTCACAACGACCGCCCCTGGTACACCTAATTGGAAAACACTATGAGTTTAGAATTTATACAATTACAATCATACACCGCACCATCCATCATTGAGCAAAAAAACAAAGATTGGGTTCAGTATGGTGATGATAATAATTACTACCAATATTTGATTGACCTATACCATTCATCACCCACCAACAATGCGTGTATCAAAGGCACGGTTGACCAAATCTTTGGTAAGGGGTTGGAAGTTACAAGGGCATCAAGGGATTTGCCAGGTTACATTGAATTCAAAAAGTTGTTCAGTGCGGATGACCTTCGTGCCGTTGCAATGGATTTGAAGATGTTAGGCCAAGCATCATTTCAATTGGTAAAATCAAAGGACAGAAAAAAGTATGTCCAAGCCAAGCACTTTCCACAACAAACCCTTCGCCCCGCTAAATGCAACGAAAAGGGTGAAATTGAAAAGTACTATTATTGCCCTGATTGGGCAAACATGAAGCGTAACCACACGCCAATTGAATTTAGGGCGTTCGGTTATGACCAAAGTGCAAACGAATGTATTTTAACCATCAAGCCATATTCAACGGGTTCATTTTATTTTGCCCCTGTCGATTATCAAGGCGGTACGCAATATGCCAACTTGGAAGCGGAGATATCCAATTTCCATATTAACAACATCATGAATGGGTTAGCCCCATCAATGTTGATAAACTTTAATAACGGGCAACCACCCGCCGAGGTTAAAGACACTGTGGAAGCCCAAATCAAACAAAAGTTTGGCGGATCGTCAAACGCGGGAAGGTTTATTATCTCGTGGAACGATGGCAAGGAATCGGCTGCGGATATTACACCCGTTCAATTGAGTGATGCTCACAACCAATATCAATTTTTATCGCAAGAATCCATGCAGAAAATCATGGTGGCACATCGTATCGTTTCACCATTGCTTTTGGGTATTAAGGACAACACGGGATTTGGTAGCAACGCAGATGAATTGAAGTCAGCATCTATCTTGTTTGACAATGTTGTGGTACGACCTTTCCAAAGATTGATTATTGATGCAGTCACCAAGGTGTTGAATTTTAACGGGTTTAATTTGAATCTTTATTTCAAGACCTTACAACCTTTGGAATTCACCGATTTGAGTGGCAATGTCATTGATGATGAAACCCGTGAAGAAGAAACGGGCGTATCCTTGGCAAGTCAAAAAAAAAAGATTGATTTAGCGGACATGACCATCCAAGACGAAAAATCTTGGATTGAACATTTGAAAGACAAGGGGGAAATAATTAACACCGATGAATGGGAACTTATTGATGTTCAAGAGGTTACAGACGCGGACGAAGAACTAAGATTTAACTTGGCGTATGACAACCCCAATAAAAAAAGTGATGACGATAAAGGGGTGTACAAAATCCGATACCGTTATGGTCCTGATTTCGTATCCAACAAATCAAGGGAGTTTTGCTCTACAATGGTTCAAGAAGCCAAAAGCGGAGTGATATTCCGTAGGGAAGATATCATCCAAATGGGTGATGCGGGGGTGAACGGACAATTTGCCCCAAGCGGTCAAAGTTCCTATTCAATTTGGAAGTACAAAGGCGGTGTAAATTGCCACCACAGATGGGAACGATTGACATTCAGACGCAAACAAGTCAAGGGTAAATTCTTGCCAAAACAACCAAACGAGGTTGGCGAAAGTAGGGATTTGGATAATTACAACGAAGTATCAAACAAAAGCGCAGACAATGCGGGTGTGCCATTCTCACCAAGTGGGTGGAATACCGCCAAAACACGCCCCATTGATATGCCAAACAAAGGATCATTAAAAAACAAATAAGATGTACGCAAACGATGACATATTACTGGTTGACAAAGAACTAATCTTCAAATACACCCAACTTGGTGGAAATGTGGATGTGGACAAAATCTATCCCTTTGTTAAAATCAGTCAAGACATACAAGTTCAAGAACTTTTGGGAACGAAGTTGTATCGGTACATTTTAACCCAGGTGGAAGCGGGAACATTGACGGGTAATTATCAAACTTTGGTGTCACACTATGTTCAACCCATGTTGATTCATTACGCCATGGCTGATTTGTTGTTGTTTCATGGTTATGAGGTAAGCAATGCGGGAATTTTGAGGAACTCACCCGAAAACACCACATTGCCAGACAAAACCGAAATAGATACATTGGTTCAACGCCAAAGAAACATCGCGGAAACTTATCGCCGTAGGGTTGTGGATTATTTGAGTTACTACCCACAATTATTTAGCCAGTACACCGAGGACCAACAAGCGGGTGAATACCCAAATACAAATCCGTCAAACTATGTTTCATGGAATCTGTAAAAAAGACATACAAGCCAAAGGATGAAAAGGTCAAGAAATTGACCACCTACATGACGCAGTTGAAAACCATCAATAAGGTGAAGTGCGATTTGTTTGTCAAAGGTGGTAAATTATTAACACTAATCATCTTTTTGACGGGGTGTTCTGCGCAGTGGCATTTGGAACAAGCCATCAAAAAGAACCCCGCCATGGCACAAATAAGCGTATATGGCATTGATACCGTGTTTGTGCGTGATTCTGTAACCATTACAGACACTTTCGTGAGCAAAACGATTGATACCCTCACAATTGAAAAGGATGGCGTTAAAACGATTGTATATCGAAATCACGATGTGATAAGAGTTCAGACAATTGTAAAGGCAGATACCATCCGTTACACCAAGACAATTCAGTTACCACCACAAATTCAATACAAAGAAAGAATTAGTGTACCACAAAAAATTGGTGTGGCGATTGGATCGGTGTTATTTTTACTTTTACTTTTTGCATTGATAAGAAAATGAGCAATTGGAACAACCCTAATAATCCGAATAACACACAGAATGGGTGGAAAACCCCATCAAGGTCATCCCCGCAAGGTGGTGGAACACGGGCGTGTTTGTGCAAGGACAAAAACACATATTCCAAAAAGTGTTGTGATGGCACTTTGTGGGCGCAAGGCATTGGGCAAATCACCCGTAACCCCTAACAATTCAAATTAAAATCGTTTTATAGATATGAGTATTTCAGCATCAGCATTTTCAGCGGGTTACACGGGGTGTACCATCGTTTCCAATACAACTGCCAAGACGGGAAGATTCCGTGGTTTTGTAGTAAATAGCAATGCCGTTGTATCGGCTTGTTTGAATAGTACTGGGGCATCATTGATGACATCTTTGGGATTGAGTGGTGTGACCATCAACCAAGGTATGTTCATTTCAGTTGGTGATGGTGATTACATTTCATCAATCACTTTGACATCAGGATCCATCATTCTTTACACGGAATAAATGTTTGTAGGCATAGGGGTGGGCATTGGGCGAAACCGCTTTGCCCAAGGGATATTTAACGCATACAATTTGCGTGTTACTGCCGATGGTGGAGTAACTGAGGCGGGTGCTTGTGTGGATGCGGTTAGTGGGTTGCTACAAACTGCATCTTTGTTGCTCATTCCATCGGGCTACAAGTCGGGCAAAGCATATGCCGAAATCCCCACCAACGGGA